GCCGATCACCGCCTGGGTGATCGGCGCTGTGTTGAGGATGGCGGCGACCTCGTCCATGTCGAAGTCGATCGCCGTGCGACGCACCCTGCCGAGGGCCTCCTGGGCACCGACGTCGATGACGAAAGTGCGCGGTGGTACCAGGTGACCACTGGCGATCATCTCGCCCAGGGTGATCTGGTCGGCGACGTTGGAGAACACCTCGCGCAGGCCTTTGCCGTCGCCGCGGTTCGGGGTAGCCGTCAGGCCGCAGATGCCGGCCTTCGGGTTCCTGGCCAGCACCCGATCGATCACCGCGCGGTAGCTCGGCGACGAAGCGTGGTGGGCCTCGTCGATCACCAGGAGATCGAGCACGGGTATCTGTTCGAGGTGCGAACCCCGAGACAGCGTCTGCACCATCGCAAAGGTGGCGTTGCCCGCCCACGACTTCTCGTGGGCGTCGAATACCGAGGTGGTGAGTCCCGGATTGACGCGGGTGAACTTGGCGCGGTTCTGGCCGGTCAGTTCGGTGCGGTGGGCGAGGACGCAGGCCTTGGCATCGGGTTCGGCGAGCAGGCTGCCGGCGACCGCCGATAACATGATCGTCTTGCCCGATCCGGTAGGTGCCACTGCGAGTGTATTGCCATGCTGGTCCAGCGCCGCGAGGGTGCGTTCGACGAGCAGGGTTTGACGGGGACGAAGCATCATGATCGTTGGCCTCCGTCACTCGGCCCAACTGGGGCGGCCCGTGACCGGGGCCCGTCCGCTGGCCTGGGCATAGGCGTTGGGGTTGCTGGCCGGCGGGGATGACGGACTGGCGGCTCCCATCAACAGGGCATAGTCCTTGTGATCAGGCGTCACGGCCGACTTGATGACGCTCTTGTCCTGACCGTTCTGATCTTTCTCCCAGTCCACCTTCCCCAGGAACTCGAGGCCATCGAGGTCGGCGAAGCCGGCGATGCGCCGGGCGTTCTGTGCCGCGGGGCTGTTGTCGCCCGGATGGATGCCGCGGGCCGAGTTGAGGACTGCCTTGATGAAGGTCCGGCCCATGTTCGCCCACTCGGGGCCTTTCGGGCTGAGCAGGCCGATCAGCGACCACATCTTGCGACGGGCGAACTCGCCCTCCGTGACGACGAATTCGCAGTTGAGATACACCGAGCCGGTCTTGTCGTTGCGCGTGGCGTAGCCGCCGGTCCAGCCCTGTGCGGGATCATCGAAGCCGCCCGGGCGGACGGTCATGCGCACGCGAACGAGGGTACCCTTCGGAATCGGGTCGAAGCTGGCTTGCTCGGAAGCCGAGTTGAAATCGAAATAGCTCATGATCAGGACTCCTGAGTCGGAAGTGAGAGGGGTGCGATGGGGCGAGCGAAGTCGAGGCGCTCGGTTGCGGGCTTCGCCGGGCCGGCGATCTTGGCCATCAGGCGGCCGAGATGAGGCTCCTCGATGGCATCGAGTCGTCCGGATCGGTCCTTGGCCGGGTAGCCCCAGGCGTTCAGCGTGTGGCAGACGAGCGCGCGGTAGCTGGTGCCGTCGTCGGCCTTCAGTTCAGCGAGAGTGATGACTTCGTCGACGATGCCGGGCAGTTCGAGGCCGGTCTTGGAACCGTCGATCTGCAGCGAGAAGACGCGGCGATTGAAGTCGTCGAGCTTCTCGTCGAGGATGCCGACGAACCAGACGTTCTTACCGCGCGTGTGCTGAAGGTGGGTGAGCCAGGCGATCATCTCCTGGCCCATCAGGCCATAGGCGCCGCGGCTGTCGGGCTTGCCGGTCTTCTCGGAGTAGGCTTGCGGCTGTCCTTTGCACCATTGCAGGCAGAGCCGCCCAGCAACGGTGATCGAGTCGACGAACACGGTGTCGTACTTGTCGAGCACTGCGGGATCGCCGAAGCGCGCACAGACCGCGTCGAAGTGCGCCTGGCTGTACGGCTGCTCCTCGCGCAAGGCCGGGTTCGGCCCGCCGATGTACACCGCGAAGTCGCGGCACTCCTGCCAGGTGCGCGGGCGGATGGTGTCTCCGGCCCAGCCCTCGACCGCCAGGTCGCCGGCCTCGAGGTCGAAGAACAGCGTCGCCGCCGGTTTGAGGGTCCACAGTTGCGACGTCTTGCCGATGCCGCTCTTGCCGACGAGGACGCCTTTGACCCCGCGCTTTTCTGCGAGGCGCTGATCGGCGCTGATGATGGGGAGGCTCATTCGGTTGCTCCTTTGAGCAGGGCGAGACGGAATCCCGGCTTGCCGGTTCTGAGGGTGCGTGCCGGGGCGAAGGCGCTCTTGAGCGACTCCGGCCACGCGTTGAATTTGGTTTCGGAGACGCGGTAGGTGACCTCGACGTATTGGGACGGGTCGTCACCACTGGCGGCGATACGGCGGGTGATGTCGGCCAGTTGCTTCTGGTCCCACTCGACTTTCTTCGGTAGGTCTGCGGTGATGCGCACCTGGTCGTCGTCGAAGTGCACGACGCCGCTGTCCTTGCTGGCGGCGAGGCGCAGCTGCCGGGCGCGGTGGACGTACTTCAACTCCACGGCCCGGTCGACGTGCTCGACGATGGTCTTGGCGGCTGCGAGCAGATCGGCGGCGTCGCTCTTGATCTGAAACAGCGCCTGGCTGGGCTGCTCGGCGAGTTGGCTGGCTGGGGTCGCCAGGAGGTGTTGGAGGGAGCCGGAACTCATGCGGCACCTCCAGCGGTGACACGCTCGCTGGTGCTACGGTGCAGACTGGCGGTTTCGAACGCTTCGACGTCCTCGACGCGGTACAGCACGCGCCCTTGAAGTTTCAGATAGACGGGGCCGATGCCCGCGGTTCGCCAGCGTTCGAGGGTGGCCTCGCTGACGTCCCATCGGTCCGCCAGTTGGCCTTGGTTGAGGTGTTTGACAGGCACGTTTTTCTCCTTTCTGGTGATTGCGAAAACGTTCCGTCATTTTTTGGGTCGAGGTGTACGGGCATCTAGCGTCGCCATGTACGGGCTGGTGTACGGGCGCGGCTGGATGGGGAAATTCGTGTCCCAGAAAGCAAAAAACCGCCCGAAGGCGGTTGTCCGTACTGCTTGTGGCGGGGTCAATCCAGTCGAAATCCGTACCGCCCCTTTTCAGGGTTGGCGATGTAGTCCTTCCATTCGCCATTGGCGCTGAACAGGCTCTGCATCCGCGTGCTCTTGCCGGTTTCCTTGTCCGGGTAGGCAGCAGCGAGAATCTCTCCGGCGTTCACCAGCCATCGGTCGTTGCACGCCTGCTGGTAAAGGTACTTGACCGCGGCAGCCTGGCGCTGGCCCTTGATGTGCCAGGGTCTGGTCTTGCTGCGGATCGTGAGCATGTTCGTGTACTCGTTGAAGTGCACCGGCAGCACGGGACGAAGCGTGCCGTCGGCCGGACTGGTCAGAATGCGATGAAGGAGGTCGACGTCCATGCGTGGTTCCGGGACGTAGTCGACGATCACGTCGTGCAGGGAAGCAAAACGGTAGCTTCGCGGCGGCCGCACGAAGTCCGGCGGCACCATGCCGGAGGACACGATGAGGCCCTGATCCGGCAGTGCCTGCTCGTGAAAATGGCGGAACAGCTCATCGATGCAGGACGCAAGGCTGCGCACAAACCAGACGTCGGTAAGGGCCGGTCCGATTCGGGCCTTGCCAACCTTCCAGAGATGGCCGTCCAGTAACGGCGACTCGATGCCCCGGCGAAGGGCTTGCGGCACGTCGAGCAGGTCGGCGATGACATGGAGGAGCATCGGCACGTGAACGGCGTAGACCGCCACCTCTGTCGCCGCGACGGATTTCCTGCGAAGCGTCTCCGGACACCGATAGCGGTAGCGCGTCGGATCTCTGTCCTCATGCAGTTCGACCGGCTCTCGCTCGTCACCGCAGGGCGCCGGATAGCACCCGGCGTAACCGACGCACTCCGTCCAGTCTGCTAGTTCCCGGGCGGACAGGGACGTGTTGTGGAAGACGTCCCATCCGGGCACGCCGCGCAGGCGTTGGCCTGCCGTATCGCTGATCGACTGGCTGGATCGCTCGAAGAGGTCGAGCAACTCAAGCAGCGACCGCGTCGACAGGGGCATTGGTAACATCGCCGATCTCCTTCACCAGATGCCACTTGGCGAGCAGGCGGTCGCACAATGCCCGGTCCTTCTCACGCTTGGTCTTGATGTTGCACTTGTTGTCCTCGCGCAAGATGATGGTGATCGTCCGTGCGCGTTCGTTGCCGACTTTTTTCAGGCGGATGGAGAGCTTGGCGTAGTGCAGGTGGTGATGGCGAAAGTCGAACGTGGGGCTGATCAGATCCCGCGCAGCGGCATGAATGTCGTCGGCATCCGTCGACCAGATCTTCACCAGCAGCGAGCGGTGCTTCAACGCGGCGTATCCGAGTTCGACCACCTTGACGAATGCCACGTTCTCCCCGGCCAGGTCGAAGTTTCGCGGCGCGGCGAGACTCTGATAGTCGTACTGCTTCAGCGGAATCTTCTCGCCGGAGATCGGTGATTGCAGCAAGGCATCTGCCACGATCCGGGCCAGCGTCTCGCGGCCATCGTTGTCCTTGGACAGCACTTCCAGATGACCCTGGGCAGGTTCGTAGGTGATGTGCGAAGAGATAGCCCTGATCACCTCTTGAGCGACGAGTTCGCTGTCATGGACGCAGTCGATGATCTCCGGCGGGCGGTTGTGGTGAATGCTGACCTGATACAGGGCGACGCCCTCGCCCGTCTGCGTGTCGGGACGCAGTCGCTTGAAAATCTGGACGGCCACCGCATCGACCGCGCAGCCCAGATGTTCGGCGACGGTCTGATGAAAAGCGACCCTCGAGGCCTCATCGTCCTTGATCGAGAGGCTCTTGGGGGCCATGAAACCGGAGTAGCACGACCGGCTTTGGCGGAAGACGTCGGCCTGGCGGGCATCCAGTGCCTCCTTGAAGACCTCGGGGTCATGGACGTATAGCCACAGAGCGCGCTCGTACTGGTTGCAGATCGCGGCGAAGGCCTCGCGATTTGCGTCGTCGAAGATGTCGTGGCGGAAACCCTCTATGACATCCTGCCCGGCGCCGTCCGACAGCACTACGATTCGTTCAGCCACCTCCTCGATCTGCTGCCGCACCGTTACCGTAAGAGCCGAGAGGCCCTCGTCCATCGCTGCGCGCTGTTCCCGCTTTGTCTGCTTGGCGTGCAAGTCCGGCATCGCCAGATCGAATTCGCTGGCCATGAATTCACTGAAGACCGCCGGCGGCAGGTGGCCGAGCAGTTTGGACAGGTTTTCTGCATCGTTCATCGAAATCTCCTATGGAGGACACGTTCAGTCGCTCAAATTGGTAATGGCGGGCTTCGGTTACCGACTTAGGCGGCGCCTAAGTCGGTAACCATTGAAAACCGCCCTGCCCAGTCGTTGGTGGTCGGTTTCTTTTCGGCAAACAGATCTCTCCCTGGCTTTCACCAGATTGTTTCCAGAGTATATCTGGAATTATTATTGTAAGTCTGGAAAGTATCTGGTAAAGTTCGCCCATGAATGATGACCTGACTTCAGCCTTGCAAGAAGCCGCGCGTTTGGCCACGGAGACCTCCGAGGCGTTGAAGCGTGGCGATATGGAGGTAGCAGCCCGCCTTCAGCGCGAGGCCGAAATGGCGTGGCAACAGGCACGGCGGCTTGGGCAGCGGCGTGCGAAGAGGCCGG